TTCTCAAGAGCTGAATATATCGGTGAAGCAGATCTACCTTATAAAGGTGGAATGACAGCTAAAAGATGGTTGTCTTTCATGTGGATGGGTTTTAGTGGTCTACCAACATCTGGTTCAACAGATAGACACACTATGGCTTTCCATAAATCATCTCTAGGTATGGGTGTAGGTTCAGACGTAAGAACTGAAGTTAACTATATCCCTGAGAAAGTAGCACACCTTACAACTTCATATATGTCAATGGGAGCAGTCCTAATTGATGGTGATGGTGTAAGAATCCAGAAGTGTGCAGAGTAGGAGTAAATAATGGCATACGCAACTTCAAATCCAATTAAGAAGATCTCTCAAATGGGAGATAGCAATTCCTTATGGTACTACTCTGACGGAGATGCTATAGGAACTATTGATGATGCAGATTACTTTTTAGCAGCGACAGGCGACCTGAACGCTGGTGATGTAATCATTGTAAACAGTGGTGGATCAAATGGTGTTGTAGATATTGTAATAGTATCAGCAGCAACATCCTCTACAGTAACAGTCGCATTATTATCATAATGATATTGGGGGGATTTATTCCCCCCTTTAAATATGGCAAGTACTAAAGTAGACATATGTGCAAGAGCATTAATTATGATTGGTGCTCAACCAATATCTTCATTTTCAGATGGAAGTACAGAAGCTCTAGTAGCATCAAATATTTATGAGAATATTGTAGAGTCTACACTATCTAGACATAGATGGACCTTTGCTACAGAACAACAACAATTAAGTTTATTAACAGCAACACCAACTGGTAGATATGAATTTGCTTATCAGTTACCAACTTCACCAGATTTATTACAACTAAATACTTTAACTGTTGCTGATGTGCCTATTCAATATGCAAGATATGGTGATAAAATTTTTTTAAATGGATATGGTTCTTCTTCTGCAGTTATTGCTGATTATGTATTCAGACAAGATGAATCACAGTTTCCAGCATACTTTCAACTATGTTTAGAATATCAATTAGCATCTATCTTTGCAGGATCAGTAGCAAGAGATGCAGCTATGATAAAACAGTTTTCTGATTTAGCAGAAAGACAAATATTAATATCTAAGAATATTGAAAGCCAAGAAGTTTCTACAAAGAGATTAAATTCAAAAAGATTTATAACAAATAGATTAACGACCAGGGGGTACTAGTGGCTAGTGTCCTAAGAACAGTATACACCAACTTTTCAAGTGGTGAACTTAACTCATCACTTGTTACTAGAACAGATGCTAATGCATACTTCAATGGTGCTAAAACTTTGCGTAATTGGTATTTATTAGATGAAGGTGGTATTATGCGTAGACCTGGAACTACATTTAAATCTGTATTACCAGGCAAATCAAGAATCATACCTTTTATTTTTTCTAATGATGAACTAGCAGTTTTTGCATTATCAAATAATAGATTAGATATATTTGATAGTTCAGGTGCAAGTATACAAGCTAATATAACATCTAATTGTAATTGGACTACAGCTCAATTATTTGAATTAAACTTTGCACAGTTCGGCGATACGGTATTTCTCACACATAGAAATAATCCTATTATTGAAATCAAAAGAACTAGTGCTAGTAATTTTACTGTTTCTTTATTTGAGTTTGAAGATGATGATACAGTACAAGTAAGTGGTATTAATAAAACTACACAGCCTTTTTACAAATATGCACCTACATCAGTAACAGTTACTCCTTCTGCTACAAGTGGAACAGGCGTTACACTTACAGCTAGTGCTAATACTTGGGATGTAAATCATAATGGTACGTATTTAACAATTGGTGGTAAACAAGCAAAGATAACTGGATATACAAGTGCAACCGTAGTTACTATTACAATATTAGAAACATTAGCTGGAACTACTGCTGAAGCAGATTGGGAAGAACAATTAATATCTGCTGTTAGAGGTTTTCCACAAGCAGTTACTTTCCATGATAATAGATTATATTTTGCTGGAGTAAGAGATGCTCCTGCTGCTGTAATAGGATCACAAGTAGGTGGGTATTTTAATTTTGATGTAGGATCAGGTAATGCTGATGAAGCTGTAAATGTATTTGTGTCTGGCGATAGAGTAAACGAAATTAGACATTTAGTATCTTCAAGAAACTTACAAGTATTAACAGATGGTGGTGAATATTTTGTGCCGACATCCACAGATACTTCTGCTGTAACACCAGCTAATATAACATTTTTAAGACAAACACCATATGGATGTAGCAGAGCAAAGCCAATAGTATTTGATGGTGCAACTTTATATGCACAAAAGAATGGTAAATCTATTCGTGAATATTTATTTAGTGATGTTGAAAATGCTTATGCATCTACATCTATTTCTATATTAGCATCACAGTTAATTAAATCACCAGTAGATATGACTATGATAACTGGTTCAACAACTAGACCAGAACAGTTTGCTTTCTTTACTAACAATGATGGAACACTTGCATTATTCCATAGTGTTAGAGCAGAAAAGATAGCAGGTTGGACACAATGGGAAACAAAGACAGGAGATAAGTATACTAGTATAACTGCAATCAATGAAAATTTATTTTGTGTTGTTGAAAGAAATTTAGAAGGATCTACACAATACACTTTAGAAAAATTTGCTGAACAAGATGATTTAACATTAGATTGTTCTGGAGCAACTACAGTCAATCAACAAGGCACTCCATTAGTCAATGGTGCTTCTCAATCAGGTTCAACATTAAATGTTGATGGATATACTAGTAGTCCAAACATAGGAGATAGAATTACTATTAATGGAGTTACTGGAACATATGAAATACTAACAGTTACTGCTACATCTACTGGACATACATTAGTTTTAAATCAAGCACTAAATTCTTCACCTGCTGACGATGCTCCAATTACAATTACATCAGGTCGTGTCCATAACAGTCCATCTCATTTAACTGGGGAAACAGTTAATGCTGTTGATGGTACTTTTTCTTTAGGTAGTCTTACAACATCTGGAAGTGATACTATTACATTTGAAGAAGCCCATAATGCAGGTGTTATAGTAGGATTTAATTATGATCCTAGTTTAGAAACAATGCCTATAGATAGAGAAGTTGCTACTGGTCCATTGACTGGTGAAATAAAAAGAATATCTAGGGCAGTTATAGATGTATCAGATACACTAAATGTAGCTTTACAAGCAGCAGATAATACTGCTAAAAGTTTAGTTATAAGACAGGTTGATTTTAGTATTGATAATCCAATCACACCTGTTACTGGTAAAAAGGAGTTTTTCTTTTTGGGATATAACAGACAACCAACATTAAAGATAACACAAACAGCACCCTTGCCTTTGAAGGTTTTAGGTGTAGCATTAGAGGTAGTATACTAAAATGGGCGTAGAAACAGCATTATTAATATCAGCAGGAGTAGGAGCAGTAAGTAGTGTAGCTAATGCACAAGCTGCAAATGCTGCTTTAAATAATGATATAGCAAGATATAAAGATGAAAAAAAATATGCAGAGCTTAGAGCTTTACAAGATGAAAATGCACGTAGACGTGTAATGGATGAAACACTTGCTGCTAATAGAGCTATTGCTGGAGCTGCTGGTATATTAGATGATAGTAGATCATTTTTATCTATACAAGAAGATGTAGTATCAAATGCAGTAAAAGATATACAATCAATTAGATTAAATTCAAAGATAGCTAATTCAAAATATGATCAAGCTATAATTAATTCTAAAATTGAAAAACAACAAGTAGCATATAATGCAATAGCTGATGTATCTAGTTATGCTGCAAATGGATGGAATTACTATAAATATTATAATCCAGCACCAAAAACAAAAACAACAGGGATAGGTCCAGGAGAAAGTACAGCTAGATTTGGAACTCCACTAGCAGCAGGATTACAAAAATAATGGTTTTACAAAGAGGAGCAGAACTTAATAGAGGAAAAAGAAGAACACTTCTTGAGAATCCTTTTGGAGTTGTACAAACTAATACAGCCAGTCTTGGAACTATAGGTGGTAAGTTAGCAGAAACAGCTGAAAAGATAACTTTATTCCAAGCTGATATAATGGATAAAGAATGGCAAAATGATTTTGATACAAGCTCTAGTGCTTTTATAGTAGAAGAAACTAGAAAAGAATTACAAAGCACAAATCCAGATTTAGTAGGATTACAACAAAAATTATTATCATACAAAGATAAAGCATTAGGAGAAGCACCACAAAGGTTTGCAAACTATATTACAAACAAACTTGATGTAGCGTTTTCTGAAAACATTAACTTAGTTACAGATTATGCAAATGATTTGAAATACACAAATTTACTTACAAAAACACAAGAACTAGAAACTAGCAATATTGCATCAACTACTAATTACATAGATCAGATTATTAAAAATAATCCTGGAGATATTGAAAAACAAAATATGTTAATTGAAACACATTATACAAATGTTGTTACTCCTGCTATAAATAGAATAGCTAAAAACTACGAAACATTAAATCAACTTAAACCATTAAAGATTACACCAACAGACATAGAAGTTAATGTAAGAGCCTTACAAACAGATTATTCATCACAAAAATTTTACTCAAAAATGAAAAGTATTATTGGTGCGATAGATTTTGACAACTCAACAACAGAAAGTTTATCAAGACAACTTATTGAAGCTAATGATGTTATTGATGATATGATTGAAAACTTTGTTACTAATCCAGAATCTAGAGATATAAATAATTTATCTGATTCAGAGGTTGAATCTATTAGAAAAAATTATGTAGCTCAAAAAGAACAACTTTTAAACTTTAATAATAAAAGAATTAAAATGGCTGAAATAGCAACAAACACTATTATAGCTGAAAAATCACAGTTTGTAATAGATACATATATTAATGATCCTCAGAAAGCATTGAACTCTAGTATATCAGATGTATTAGAAATAGTAGCCAATGATGATTATTTGTTTCAAAATCCAACTACAGCTATGGCTACAATACAAGAATCACTTAATGCAATAAGTATTCATAAATCACTAAAATCTATATATGACAAGTATAATGGTATTTTTCCAGAAGCAACTACTCTAAAAGAACTAATTAAAAATGATACTGATATTGAACTAACAGATAAACAATTAATCCAATACAGAAATACTATGATAGGTGTTCCATCAAAAACTACTAACGAATATATGATGATGGTACAAGATGTAAAAACTATTCCTGGATATGGTGAACCTATGGTAGGGAAAACTGTAGATCAAATAAATTTAGAAAAAGAAAATTTATATCAAATAAAAGCATTTGAATACAATATGAAGATGGGAAATATGCCCATGGATGGCAGAGATACCTTTGCTAAAGTAGATGCTATCATAAGTGCAAGTGGTGATGGTATTAGCAGTACAGATGCAGCACAATTACAAAATACATTTGAATTTTACAGACTATCTAAAAGTTTAAATCCATTAGCTTTTTATGAAGCAGGATATGGTGAAGTAAGTGATTTCTTTTTGTATCTAGATAAAACAAGAGGTGAGCCATATTTAAATGTAAACATTACAGATATTGAAAATATTAGACGTTTGTATACAGAATATAGAGATAATGTAAAAGCAGGATTTGACTTTGATAAAGCAAATGAATTTGTAAACAAAAGTGGATTAGATGCTATGAACTCAAGTTTTATAGAAAGTAGAGTTATTGATGATGCACAAACACAATATGGTCCAGTTGCATTATTTAACTGGGTAAGAAATAAAATACCAAGTTATTTACCTTTTGGTCTAGATGAAGATGATAAGAAACAAAAGACTAGTAGTTATACAGATTTGTTTGGATTATCAGAGTTTGAAAAATTATCACTAGCAATAACACAACCAGTGTTTTTTAAAAGTGATGCATCAGAAGCAGCAGAAACAAGACTTATAAACTTACCTCCAGATATAGAAGCACAATTAAATTCTATATATACAACCTCATTAAATAAGTTAGTAGACTTTAGTTTGGTAGATAGTAATCCTGATAAATTAAGAAAAGATATAGAGAATAATCAAAAACTAGCTATGGATATGACTATAAGAAAATTAAGAGATGAAGGTTTTGGAGTTAGTAAGTATGAATCATCAGGTCCAGGTTTAACATTAGCATATCAACCTGTAGACGATAAAATTATTTATGAAAGATTAGAAGATAAAGATATGTACATAGCAGTGCATTTTTACAATCGTGTAAAAGATATGGAAGCAAAATATAATACAGAAGATTATAATTACATGATGGAAAACTATCCTCAGTTTTACATTAATAATTTTGGAACTGATCAAGAAAACAAAGTTGAATTTAATTTAGCAAGAGCATATGAAATAGCTATTGAAAAAGATGGAGTATTTTTAGAAAGAGTACCTGGCACTGATGTATATAGATATAACTTAGATCCTAATTATTTTTACGCACAAAACCAAAGACTTGAGTTAGATGGAGATATTGATGAAGCACAATACTTTAGTCCAACAGGAACACTAGTTACTGAAAAAGGAGAAATAATCAGTAATGCAAATATTATAAGTAATGCAATAAAAAGATATCTAGATGAAAACCCATTAGATTTTGCACAAGATCTTGGTATTGACCAAGAAACTTTAGAATCAATTTTTACAAAGGTTATGTATCCAGGTGTTAAATTTATGACTAGTGAAGAAGAAATTATGAACTACATTGATAAACAAAGTGTTCATACTTTTAATATACAGTAATGGCAAATGTAGTATACAAAGGTTTTCATAAGAATCACGTTTCAAGAACAGTAGATAATGAATCTAGTTTAGATAAGTTTTTTTCTAGACCAAAAATGGAAGGAATCCAAAAAGGATTTGTTGATGAAAATAGTGTAGCTTTATCATACACAACATTCACAGAAAGAAATAGAAAGAACTTTACACCTGATCCAGAGTACAACCCATTCTATGATAAAAGTTTAGCTCCATTTGTAAATAATATGGACTATTTTCAATTTTCAGAAAGTGCAAATGAAACCAAATATTTAATGACTAAACTGCAAGAAGAAAATGACATTATACAAGCAAACCCTGGAGCATATTTTATTGGAAGATTAACAGGTGCTATATTAGATCCTATTAGTTTATTTGCTTTTAGTGCAAAAGCATTTAGAACAACGCAAGGTGCTTTAAATGTAAAAAAGGTAACAGGAGTTATGGCAGCTGAGGAGCTATATAAACAAACAATAGATAAAACAAGAGAACAAGAACTAACATATATAGTTCCTTTTGGTACACTTATAACAACAGGATTACTTAGTGGTATATCAAGACTTAGAAACAAAGAAGGTGGTGAGGCTATTGCTAAATACAATAGAGATATGGATAGGCTTGATAGAAAAGAAACTGAGGTTGCAAGTACAAAAATTGTAGATCAAGATGATATAGATACTAGAATTTTTGATCCTAATAAAAAAGTTAAACCACAGTCTGTAGGAGCTAGTGCTTCTGCTGAATCAAAAGGTGTGTCTTATAATGATGATTTATGGGATGAGGCTTTTGTTAAAACCTATACAGGATTAGAAGATACTCCTATTACACCTATGTTTAGAGCCATACAATCTAAACTATTATCAGTTAGACAAATAGCTACAGATATGATGGATACAAAGTTAATACAAAATAAAAATTTAAAAGGTATAGAAACAACAAGATCTATAGAATCAAATATTGCAAGAAAAAATTTATATGTAGTAGATAATATTCGAGCAGTTAAAGATGCATATAAACAATATTTAAAAAGAGTTTATGAAGAAAACAACCTCGGCACACCAAACTTAAAAAATAGAGCTAAGAACTTTTTTAAGAAAAATAATATTATGTCAGAAGTAGAATTTAGAAAACAAGTATCTAAATCTTTGATAGCTAGTAATTTTGGACAAGGTAGATTATTGCCAGAAGCAGTAAATGTAGCCAGAACAGTAAGAGAAAATTTCTTTACGTTAATTGGTAGAGAAGCAGATGCAGAAGAATTATTTAGTTTATATTCAAAACTTATTATAGCAGGTTTGAAAAAAACTAGAGATGGAATGAGAAGTAGAGGTGAAACAAAGGTAGTTCAAAAAAATAAAGAATACTCATTACAAGATATAATGAAAAGAATAGATGATGAACAAGCTAGATTAGACACAATAAATGCAACTGGTCCTTTAAGAAAAGATTTTTTACCTAGATACTGGAGAAGAGATCTAATTAGAAAAGATATAAATCAGTTTAAAAAAGAATTACTTATTGCATTTAAAAACAAAGGTATACAAATGACATCTAAAGAGTTAGATGAGGTAGCAGATGACATATTAACATCTATGCCATTTAACAAATTACCAAAAAATCCAATAGGTAAAGATGATACATTTGATTTAGAGTTTGCTTTTCAAGCATCAGGTATATCTAAACATTTAAGAAATAGAGTTTGGAATTTTGATGATGAGCATCTATTAGCAAGAGGATATATGGAAGATGATATTAGTTTGATTATGAAACAGTATTTTAATTCTATTATGCCTGATATTGAAATATCTAAAGTATTTGGTGATGTTGCCATGATGGGTATTAGAGGACCTGGATATAAACCAGGCATAGCACAATTAAGAATAGAGTGGGATAATTTTATAAATAAAACTGCACCAAAGAAAACTAAACCAGAATTAAGAAAAAAGTTAATTGGTGAAAGAGATCAAGATTTAAGAGATATAGAAGCATTAAGAGATTTGCTTAGAGGTACACGTGGATTACCATCAGATCCAAGTGCTGCATTACCAGCTGCTATTAGAACATTAAAGAATGTTCAAAACATGATTTTTTTACAAGGAGCATTATCAGCTGTTCCTGACATGGCAAGATTAATTATGCAAAATGGTTTGAAAAATACTTTTGGTCAAATACTAGATACAGGTTTTTCTGGAATGTCTAGACAAGTTATGAAGCTATCAAAAAGAGAAGCTGAAATGGCAGGTGAAGCATTAGATTTATTATTTGCAGGTAGAGCATCTATTATTGGTAACGTAGATGATATGGTTTTTGGAATGAATAGTATTGAAAGAGCAACATCCAGCGCCAACTCGTTATATTTTACCTTTATTAACATGATGAATGTTTGGAATACAGGAGTAAAAAGAGGTTCTGCATTTATAGGAAGCACCAAAATATTACAATTATCAGAGAGATATATAAAAGGTACTATAGGTAAAAGAGAATTAGCTAAACTTACAAAAATTGGAATAAATAGAGATATGGCTAAAAGAATATTTGAACAATACAAAGAGTTTGGTTTAGGTGTAAAAGCAAAAGAAACTGGTGGTATGAAAATAAATAGAATAGCTAGATCAGATACTTGGGCAGATAGAGAAGCTGCTAACGCTTTTAGTAATGCACTTAGACAAGAAATTAGAACTACTATTGTTACTCCAGATAAAGCAGATGTACCATTATGGATGAACTCACAATTAGGTGGTGTATTATCACAATTCAAAAAATTTGGTATGGCTGCTACACAAGCTATTTTGATGAGAGGTTTACAAGAAAGAGATCAAAATTTCTTTACTGGAGTTATATTCTTAGTAGGGTTAGGAGCTATGGTTGATATGTTAAGAACAAGAGCATTTGATAGAGATTACAGCAAAAAGAAACTAGGTGATAAAATAGCTAGTGCGATTGATAGATCTGCAGTTATTGGTATATTTAGTGATGTAAACAGAATGATAGAAGTAGCAAGTAATAATGAATATGGTATAGCTCCTGCATTAGGTGCAGGTAAGCCTTATGATTCAACATATAAACAAAAAATGGGATTAGTTGGACCAAGTGGTAGTTTAGCAGCTAATTTATATGAAATAATGTTAGATACAGGTAGTGGTAATTATGATTACACTACAGCCAGAGCAATACGAAGGTCTTTACCTTTGCAAAATATATGGTATTTAGATGGTATCTTTGATAGGTTTGAAAAAAGTATAAGATAATGGCATTACAAATAAGTGATACAACACCTAAAAATCAATATACAGCTACGTCTGGACAGACTACATTTGCTGTTAGTTTTGAATTTTTTGACGTAGCAGATTTAAAAGTTTTCAATGGTACGACACTCCTTACTTATGACAACTCACCTTCATCTGCATCACAATACAGCGTAATTGGTGCAGGTGTAACAGGTGGGGGATCTATAACACTAGGTGGCTCAGGTGCTACCCTGAATGATGTTATTACCATTATTAGAGATGTAGCTATTGCTAGAACTTCTGACTTTCCAGTATCTGGTAATTTTCCAATACAAACTCTAAATACAGAATTAGACAAGATTGTTGCTATGATGCAACAGTTAGAAGAAAAGTTTTTAAGAACATTACAATATCCTGTAACTAGTACTACAACCTTCAATGCAGATTTACCTGGAGAGCTGATTGCAAACAAAGTCCTTGCTATTAATAGTTCTGGTGATGGATTTGATGCTACTCAAGAACTGGGTGTATTTAGAGGTAACTGGGCTGCAAGTACAAGTTATAACAAAAGAGATTTAATTAAAGACACATCCACAAATAATGTATTTATTGTATTAGAATCACACACATCATCTGGTTCTCAGCCTCTTACTACAAATGCAAATAGTGCAAAATATGAATTAGTAGTAGACGCTGCAACAGCTACTACGTCAGCTACAAACGCTGCTAGTTCGGCATCTGCAGCATCTACTTCAGCAAGTAACGCAGCGGCATCAGCCACAACTGCTACAACTAAAGCAACTGAAGCTGCTACATCAGCAACTAATGCAGCGACATCTGAAACTAATGCAGGAACATCTGCAACAACTGCTGGTACACAGGCTACAAATGCAAGTAACTCAGCGACAGCGGCTGCTTCGTCTGCAACAACTGCATCTACACAAGCCTCTACTGCAACTACAAAGGCTTCTGAAGCATCTACATCTGCTACAAATGCAGCAACTTCTGCCTCTACAGCTACAACTCAAGCTACTAATTCTGCTAACTCAGCTACTGCTTCTGCTACTTCTGAAACTAATGCTGGTAATAGTGCGACTGCCGCAGCTACATCAGCAACTAATGCTAGTAATTCTGCGACAGCTGCCGCAAATAGTGCAAATGCTTCAGCCACAAGTCAAACTGCTGCTGCTTCAGCACAAACTGCTGCTGAATCTGCAAGAGATAGTGCTTTAGCTTCTTTTGATAGTTTTGATGACAGATACTTAGGACCAAAGAGTTCAGATCCTACTGTAGATAATGACGGAAATGCTTTGGTTGCTGGTGCTTTATATTTTAATTCTAGCTCTGGAGCTATGAAAGTTTACACAGGAAGTGCATGGGTAGATGCTTATAGTTCAGGAACTACTTTCTTAACAAAGTCAAACAATTTATCTGATTTACCAAATGCAGGAACTGCTAGAACTAATATGGGTGTAGCTATTGGATCTGATGTCCAGGCTCATAGTTCAGTATTAGATGCAACTACTTCTTCTTATACTACAGCTTTAAATACAAAGTTAAGTGGTATTGAAACAGGAGCAACAGCAGACCAGACTGCTAGTGAGATAAGAACACTTGTAGAAAGTGCCAGTGATAGCAACGTGTTTACTGATGCTGACCATACAAAATTAAATGCTATAGAAGCAAGTGCAACTGCCGATCAAACAGGTGCAGAGATCAAAAGTGCATACGAAGGTGAATCTAATACTAATGCTTTTACTGATGCAGAAAAAACAAAATTATCTGGTATAGAATCTTCTGCTACAGCAGATCAAACTCAATCAGAAGTAACTGCTTTAGTAGAGTCAGCTGCTCTAGATATGGGTAGTAACGATATTACAACTACAGGTAAAATTAAGTTTGCAAATATGTATGCACAACTTAGTGATTTACCTAGTGCTACTACTTATCATGGTATGTTTGCACACGTTCATGCAACAGGTAAAGGTTACTATGCTCATGGTGGTGCATGGATTGAACTAGCAAATAACAGTCAATTAGGTGCATATCAAACAACATCTGGTTTAAATGGTGCGGTTGATACACATTTAAATCAATCAACTGCAGCAACTGGTGAAGTTCTTAGCTGGAATGGTAGTGATTATGATTGGATTAGTAATGCAGGTTTTTCAAATTCAGATTTCGATAATAGATTAGCAACCAAAACAACAGCAAACTTAACAGAAGGTTCTAATCTTTATTATACTGATGAAAGAGTAGACGATAGAGTATCTAGCTTAATAGTAGCAGGAAACAATATTACTACTGCTTACAATGATACTGCAGGAACTCTTACTATTAACTCAGCAGGAAGTGGCAACACATCAAGTCCTGAAATTTATGGGTTTGTAGTAGATCAAGCTACAGGTACTTTATCAGTAACTACAACAAATGGTGGTAACGATAACATCAGTTCAACGACATACGCAACTTTTGATGATGTTGTGTATGCATCAACAGGTTTTACTTGGTCTGTAACAGCATCAGGTGAATTAAGAGCAACAATATAATGGAGAATAAAATATGGCTACAATAGACTTAGGCAAAATATCTTTTGTCAACAAAGGCACTTGGTCTAGTTCTACTGCCTATACTGAAAGAGATGTCGTTCAGTATACCGACAATGGTATACTTTCGTCTTATGTAGCAGTAGCAAATTCCACAAACCAAGTACCCTCAACAAGTGGAACAGTTAATAGTTCTAATTGGAACTTTTTAGCAAAAGGTGGATCATCAGGTGATTCATTTGGATTATCTAATAATCAAATCCCATTGAAAGATAATAGTGGTAATCTAGGTGGATTATCAATTGGTACTGCAGGTCAAGTATTGAAAGTAAACAGTAATGCAAATGGTTATGAGTTTGGTGCTGCAGGTGGTAGTAGTGATATAGTTGAGATAGGTTCAGCAACTGTATCTGGTCAATCATCTGGTAGTGTAACCGATATTGATATACAGCCTACATATAATAGCAGTTTATATTATATGTATAAGGTTGTTGGTTGGATAGATACTCATTCTGCAGATGCTTTAAGATGTAGACTTCTAGATACTAGTGGAAATCCTGTAACAACTAGTAGCTATAAGTTTATAAAGCACTGGGCAAAACAAACCACAGTAAGTGGTGGAGGTAGCGTAGGTGGTCAGAAACAAGGAAACGGAGGAGGTGATAATAAGTGGGATCTTAGTGTATTTGCACCTACTTTTTTCCAAGGTTATGCTTTATCAAACTTTGTTTATTACCACACTCCTCAAGGTTGGGGTAGTGGTTGGAGTAACAATGGTTACAAAAGTATGTGGGGATGGCATACTGTACAAGGTTCAGGTAATGATATGCCAACACCACAAGCATTTAATGGTAGATTTGATGGTAGTGCAGCCCAACATAACGGACTCAGATTTTCTTTTCTCTATGCAGGATCAGTTAAAGATGCAGTAATTAAATATTATGGGTTCAAGAAATAAGGAGTAAATATGTCAAAAAAAATATTAGTAAATAATGTTCTAAGAGATGCTACTGATGAAGAATTAACTCTGGCGGAAGCAGATAAAATACAAGCAGAAGAAGAAAAAGCTGCATATGATGCATCTGTATCTGCAGAAAATTCTGCATTAGCAAGTGGTAATACTAAGTTATTAGACTTAGGTTTAACACAAGAAGAAATCACTGCTCTTACAGGTTATGCACCTTCTGAATAATGTGTGAATTTTGTAATGGCGAATGTGTTTGTAGGTAATGCCTAGTCTTTCAGATAAAACTGAAATAGGCTTACCTCTCAAAAATCTATTAGGATTATTAGGTGTTACTGCAACTGCAGTATGGGCATATTTTGGTGTCATTGAAAGACTTAATAATATAGAAACTAGAGCTACTCTATTTGAAGCTGATCTGGTAAAAAATGCAGATCAAACTCCTATAGATCAGGAACAGTTTATGCTTTTAGAATTTGTATCAGAACAAGTAGAAGGTATGTCTGAAGATCTAGAAAACATGGCACATAATAAGGTTAATATTATGAGATTACAAACTGATGTAGAGAAAGCCCTGGAAGATATAGAAGAACTAAAAGATAAAGTAAGAGCAAACGGATATGATAACTAAAGTAATTATAGCATTATTGTTATTTTCTGGTGGAACTATGATTGAACATACTGTTACTGATGGTGTTAAAGATTGTCTTGAAAAGAAAAGAATCATTGAACGCAATATGCAATCAGATACTGCAAGAGTATCATGTGCTAAAGTTGAAGCACAAATAGAAAC